TTTCTATTTCTTTTTTTAATTTTTGTATCATATCTTGTTGCTCTTGTACTGACTTAACCAATAAAGGAACAATTTTAGAATAATCTACTGACTGCATTTCTTCTGCATCTTTTTCTCCATTTACTGCTTGTGGTAGTACTTCTTCTAGTTCGTGAGCCATAACTCCATAACTTCTGCTTTCATCTGCTTTCCATTTAAAATCATAAACAGGTATTTTAGAAACCATTTCTAATCCTGCAAAGTCTTGTAAATCTTCTTTTAATCTATAGTCAGATGATGTGTTAAATGATGTTGTAGAGCCTGAGTTAGAAATTGACCCAACCTCACTACCATTAGCACCGAAAACCATTTGTTTGCTGTTGTTTGTGTTGTCTTTGCTTAGTATTATATAACCAACACCTATTTCTGTACCATTGTCATCGGCAGGTGTACCACCTTCTCCTGCGCCTGTAGTGATACCAAGAAGTAATTGACCAAATGATGTTATGCGCAATCTTTCTGTATTACCAGTCGAAAATGTATGTGAGCCACCTACATTACCAGAAGCATTATAATCTACATTTGTCCCATTTACTTTTATAAAAACCCCTTGAGTAGAATGTCCTATATTAGCTTGATTAGTATTATCAGTTCCAACAACTGTAAATTTAGAGATTGGTGTTCCCCCTATTCCTACGTTGCCCGTGTTTTTAATAATTAATGGGGTACCCCAAGCGGAAGTGGTTCTATTGAATATATCAAAATTTAAATCTTCACTAGTGCTTCCGTTCCTTATTTGAAAACTACTCCCGCCATAGCCAACACTTGCTCCAGTTGTATCGCTTTTATCATTTGTATAAAAATCACCACCTTCAACTTGAAGTTTTCTACTAGGATTAGTCGTTCCGATTCCTACATTTCCTGCAAAAGTTGAGTTTCCTAAACTGTCTATTATTAATCTTTGTACATTATTAGTAGCAAAAACAATAGTGTCATCTCCAGAAGAACCAGAATTAAAACCAAAATAAGTGTTAGTATCGTCTTTGTGAAATATATTACCCTCTAAAATAATATTAGAATTAAATGTGGTATCTGATGTCATTGTGCCACCTGCTGCAGTTATACTTCCTGCAAAAGTTGCGTTTTGTGAACTATCTATTGTTATTGCAGTTGTATCATTTGTAATTATTTTAAATGTATTATTTGATATTGTTCCTAAATAAACATCTGAATTATTTGATTGATATGAACCAAATACTGATGTTCCTCTAGTGCTTCTTATTATATTTCCACCTGATGGTGTAATATCTACCATATAACCACCAGAAGCTGCAATACCACCTACACCAATACTTCCTGCGAAAGTTGAGTTTCCTGAAGAATCTATTGTTAATCTATCAGTACTGTCAGTTACTATTCTAATGTCATCAGCAGTATAAGTACCAATACGACCTACACTTCCTGCTATCATTTTAATTGTTGCACCACCACTTTCAGAAACTGTAACAGTAGCATTACTTTTTGGACCAACAGATACATTACCTGCAAAAGTAGCACTTCCACCGTTTGTTGTATCTAGTGTTATGTTGTTTGTACCATTACTTTCGCTACCTATAATTAATGTATTGCTGTTTGTAGCTTTTGCAAACCAGTTTCCTGAGCTGTGTCCTAATGTTAACTGATTATCAGTTGCATCTGAGCTTATTATAGTTTGTGATGCTGTTTGTATTAGTAAATTATTTGTATTATTATCAATTACACTATTTGTACCACTGTGATATATTTGTAGGTCATTAGAATCACCCATAAACAAACGACCCGAATCATTAAATTTAGCTTGACCACTACCCATTACTAAGTTTCCGTTAGAGCCATTTGTTGCATCTCCATACCACTTAATTCCTGTTGATGTAGTTTCAAACTTTTTGACTGAATCGTGATATAATTCTACTGCACTATCTGTTAAAAATCTTGCTAAGTATTCAGAATTACCTTTTTGTAAATTAACGCCTACGCCATCACTTGTAATATTTAAATCTCCTGTTCCTTGGTCTATAATAAATGAATTATTACCATCGTGAAAAATCTGTAAGTCTGACCCTGCACCGAATATAGCTTTTCCGTTATCTACAAAAGTTGCATTGACTCCTACTGTTACATTTGTTGTTGTAGATAAAGCACCTGTAACCGTAACACCTGTACTTGTTGTTTCTAATTTTTTAACGCCATAATGATTTAATTCTACTGCACCTGTTGAGCCATCTATTAATATATAAGTAGTTTTACCTCCAGCTGCATTGTCTGCTCTAAAAATTATATCATTATCATCAGCTTCTTGGTCTATATATAATCCGCCTGTATAATTTCTTATAACTGAATCTGTTCCGTTGTGTGCAATTCTTAAATCATTACCAGCACCAAATATTAAAGTATCATCAGTACCTATTGTAGCACTATCTCCAAAAACTATATTGTTACCACCTGTTGTGTTTCCTATTGCTAGTATCTCTGCAAGAGTATCTATTGCATTTATTGCTGTGTCAACATAAGCTGTTGTTGCTATTTTTGTTGAGTTATCATTTTGACTTTGTGTAGTTGCTATCGCACCATTTGCTAATGTTACAACACCACTTGTAGCTGATATTGTGTTACCATCTATGTTTATGTTATCAACTTGTAGATCACCTGTTACAAGTACATTACCTGTTACATCTAACTCCTTACCTGATGATGCTGCACCACCAATACCTACTCCTGCAGTAGATAAAAACAAAATACTATTGTTACCCTCGCCATCTGTTATTTGTTGGCCTGATGAGGATAAAACTGTATTAGCACTTGTTTTTAAGAGACCTACATACGTTACCGATATTTGTGTGTTTGTTAATGCTGCCATTGCTCTTTAAATATGTAATTAGTTTGTCAATATTTTTCTTTTTAACTTTATATGCTTTCATAAAACCCATCCATTAAATAAAGCATCTTTATCAGGGTGTATGTCGTCATTTGTGTTACTCGTATATTCAGGAAATAAAGATTGATTAAAACTCATATAATCTATAAATCTCCTGGTATAATATTCAGCTATATCTCTATGCTTTTCAATTAAATAATCTACTTCTTCTTTACTTACTGATTCACTATTCTCGCTTGTATGTTTAAATAGTCCTCCGTTTTTAAGTGAATATGCAGCAAAAGGTAAATAATCAACCATTGCAAAGTGTATAAGCATAGGTTGTATGTATGTGTTTACTAATATTAAATAGTTACCTGTTAAACTAGCACCACCTGTACCAAGTATATCTGTACTGATTTTATTGTATAGGTCTGTACCTAAATAATTTCTTATGTGTATCTCTTGCGCAATTTTGACAAAACCGATAAACTTGTCCACATCCACCGATCCGTCAATAATTGAGTTTCTTTTTAAATCTATTGGTTTTATGAATAATGCTGTTGCCATATCTTATTTGAAATTTGGGTGATGTCCGTTATTTGGCATATCCTTTGGAGCAACCTTTGCTTTCTTATGTCCTGCTGGTGTTGGCCTGTAAGACTTAGGTATGCTTTTCACTTCATCATAGTTTTGTATCTTCTTTTTCATAGTCTTTGATTTTAGCCTATATAATACCTCACTAAAGAAATGACCACAGTTTACTCCTCCTTTGTATTTAAATAAATCGTATGCTTGTCCTTTATGTCCAAATGACCTATTTACTCCAGCTCTACTTGCCTTATCAATATCCTCAATTCTATAAACCACTCCTCTTTGACTTCTCGCCATCATAATTCTACAGAACTGTCTTGATTTGCCCTTAGAGTATTTTTGTGAATACTTGTATCTTACTTTATATAAAGATTTATCTAAGTAGCTAAAACCACTCTTTTTACTATCTATACTTCTTTTTTCTAGTTGTTGTTCTTTACTCTCTATGTTTTTAGTAGCCCATTCTTCTATATCTTCGTTCTCTGAGCTGTACTCCCTTGCATCTACCTCTTCCCATCTATTAGAAATTTTCTCTCCTCTAAGCTCATCTAATATAATATCAAATTCTTCGTCAGATAAATCCTCTTGCTTTAGTTTTACACCTGTTTCTTCTTCCTTAGTTTCTTCATCCTCTACATTTTCTAAGTCTGTAAATTCTAAAGGCTGTAAAGTTTTAAAGTAAAGATTTAAAGATATTTTATTATAAGCTAGTATCTGGTCAAAAGCATCTATCAATAAATGTTGGAAAGGCCTTATCACGGTATTATCTAAAAGTGTAGATGCAGTCTTTAATTCATCTGCATTGTTTCCTAATCCTGTTTGATCTTTAATACCAATAAGCATAGGACTTACAATTCTATGAGATACCATAATCTTTTTTGTACTTTCTTCACTTAGGAATTGATACTGTTGGTGTGCATCTGATAATTGTACAGGCTCTATATTTGCTGCTGTTTCTGCATTGTCATTAAAGGCTAAAATAAACTTACCGCTATTTGATGTGCCTGAGAATTTTTGGTATATTCTTTGCTCTATAAGCTCCCTCTCTTCTTCGTTAGGAACTCCGTTGTTAAAGTTAATTAACATACTTGGAGACATACCATTCATTATATTATTTAAATGAAAGTTACCTATCTCTTCTTCTAGCTCTGAGTATTGTAAACCACCTTGATAATCTACAGGACTATAATAATGAAATCCTGCTCTGTAAGGTCTTACATATAATATCTCTATAGATTCTTTACTCATACCAAAAGCAGGTATTCTTTTTGCTTTACTTGTAGGTTTGTATTTTGACCAATCAGAGAAATAATAATAAGCCTCTATATCACCATCATCATTACACTTCTCTGCTCTTAATGTTTCTACAGGGAAATGTTCTATCTGTGCTATTGTCTTTCTATCCTTAGAATAAATTACCTGCATTGCACATTGACCCATAAGTTTTAAGTCATAACAAAGTTTTCTAGTACAATCTTTATTGAATAAAGAAATCATCTTTGCATATTGGTCAGGCTTTTGATTTGAATTTGTAGCATCTAGGCCTCTACCATATATCATAGCAGATATTGCGTTTATGATAGCATTGTTTGTTGGACTACCATTATATCTGTCTATAAGAAATTTGAAATAATTGTTATCCTCTCCATAAGCTACCCACTCTTTATTTTTATATTCTACAACTTTTGGTGTTGTATAACTACTTAAATTTATAAATCTTAAATCGTTCATACTATTATATAATCGTTATCGTGCGATCCTGTCGTTTCATCAAAGGTATATTCCCCACTATTAATATCATAATAATTATTATTTGTTTGGTTAATAGTTTGGTCTGTACAAAATATTCTGTCTTTGTAAACAACACTTGACCCACTTAGTAAAGTTAAGTCATAATATCTTCCCTCTTTAAGTATTGGACTTATAGTTGCAGATATTCTTCTGTGATTTGTTACACTACTAGCATTCACACTTGCACTAAATACTTCTTTATTCTTACTTGTATCTCTTAGCTTCATCGTGTATGTAGATGTAAATACTCTAGGAATCACATCAAAAGTCTGAGCAGAGCTACTCGTAGTCAATATCTTCATATTTATATATCGAAATAATTCAGCTATTTTGTATAGATATAAAAAAAAACCCCACTTAAGGAAGCAGGGTTATATGTGAGAGCTTTTAGCACTTTATAATTAATGTATTAACTTTTAGGGAATAGCA